AGTTACCAGAACGTGTTCATGGGTGAATATCAGGAGCATGTGGAGCATGTGGATTATGTTGATCTGAATGGATTGATAGTGACCCACGGAACCACGGTTAGGGGCGTAGGTGGTGCATCTGCCAGAGGTGAGATTGACAAATGGGGAACAAGCATCATGCATGGACACACCCACAGGATCGGGCAAACATTAAAGCGTATCCCAGCAATCGGTAATCGCGGGGAGAAACAGATCGTAGGTATAGAATCGGGGTGCCTTTGTTCACTTGACGCTGCGTATGGGGTCGCTATGAATTGGAATGCTGGATTTGGTATTGTTGCGCTTGGGGATGAATCGTTTGGTTATGAACAAATTCTCATAAACAATGGGATTGCTAACATTTCCACGCTTGGTCAAACGATCAGAGGGTAATGGAATCGTTTTCAACATTCTTTGAAAGGCGTGATCGCAATCCTCTTCGTAAGAAGGAATTGGAAGGATCGTCCACCTATCAAGATTGGGTGGAATATGATAAGAATAATCTGGAACCTGAAGATAATAAGAAAGTCCGTAAAATGGAAAAGCTTGGGGTTGAACCTGAGAGTATCCAAACATGGAAAGATAATAAATTAAAGGAGAAAGAAAAGCAGCTTAAAAATACGTGGTATAGGACTAAAATTGATAAACCAACCTTAATACTGAATATTTCGGGTATTAAAGTTTACACCGATCAATATGTTACCTTAGACTTTTCAGAAGGAACTGTAACCGGACAAGTGGTTAAAAATATCATCAAAGCGTTGGGAAATAATTATCGAGATATTATCCCCAATAGAAAACCAAAATTTATTATAACCAATACAAGCGAAAATCCCCATACCAAGGGGGTGAATATTACGGGAAGTGGAGATGATCCGGCTGGTGTATATAGAGATCGTCTCATTTACATTGATCAAATGAGTTCCGATAAATATAAAATTTATACCCACGAATACGCTCATTTTCTAGAAAATCGTGTTTCCAAGCAAGTTGAAAAATATCTTCAGGAAGAATATAAGAAAATGTTGGATGGATTCTTTCGATCTATTAAACAGAGAAAACGGGAAAATCTGGAGGGTGCTGAAAATGAAAAATACCGGAAAATGATCGAAAAAAAGTTGGGACTACCCACTGATTACTCTGCAACCAACCATTCCGAGTGGTTTGCAGAATTGATCGCGCACTGGAAGAACATGCCGAACAACAAGGCGACATATCGTTTTAGACAAATAATGAAAAAAATAATTAATAGACTGTGATGAGTGAGAAATACGAAGCGGTGATTGGGGGATACACCTTCTTGATGAAGGATGACAATGTAATTGAGGTGTGGGCAGAGTTGGATGCTGAATATCCAGAATCTTTTATCTACTTGCGAGAGGGAAATGTTTTGACCAGAAAAGACTTTGAAATTGAGATAATGGATTTCATTCTTAAAAACTAAAATACAATAAAAATATATGAAAAAAGAAATTAATACACAACGTCAAAGCTCATTCACGGCGGATGGCACTCCCGAAATCAATCCCAAGGTTTCCCCGCCGTTGGATGAAGCGTCTTGTTCGGCTTCTTCTTATAATCGAACCCATCGTAATGCTGGTAAAGTGGTGAACGCTCAAATCTATATCTTTGAAGATGGATCGTATTCTGCTTATGGTGCGGTTGATCAAAGTATCATCTCATCGCTCGAATTCTTCCAAAAGCAATCGACAAATACATCTTCCGACGAATGAAGGCGAAAGAATCCCTTCATTGATCCATTAGTGAAGAACAATTAATACAAGAATTTAAAGATATGGGATGCGATGTTGAAAATAGAAAACCAGATGTGGTGATCCTTCGTGGAAGCTCTGGATGTGGTAAAAGTTCTGTAGCAAGGCTTTTCGGCTGGCGCAGTTCGATCTGCACTGCTGATGATTATTTCTACGATGAATTGGGAAAATACAATTTCAATCCCGATCATCTATCAATTGCTCATGAACAATGTCGAGAAAAATTTCTATATGCTCTAGATAATCCAGACTTTGATACTATTGTGGTAGCCAACACGAACACGAAAGAAAAAGATTTTCAATTTTACATTGACGAAGCGGAAAAGCGTGGTATCATGGTGTTCTCGCTGGTGGTGGAGAAACGCCACAACGGTATCAACTCTCATGGAACACCCGATCATGTGATTGATCGACACGTGGAGAATATTAAAAATAGCTTGAAATTGAAATAATATGACAATAGAACAATTGAAAAAAGACTTTGAACAATCCTCAAAATTCATCCAAGACTTATCACTTGATTACAGTTGGGTTGAATGGGGAGAAGGCTCAATGAGCATATCACATGTTCCCAAGGGATGGGAAAAAATCATTCGTAATCTCTTTGGAGCGATCAATCAGTATTCCAAAACGGAAATCCATTATCTGGAAGACACTTGGGGGAAGCGTTTTAAATTCTGGTGGAATGATAAGACTTGGGAAGCAGCAAAATTTGTTAGTAAGGTTCTCAATCCAACACAACGGCTATATCCAAGCGATAAACCACAAATCATTCGTCCTGAGATGCGACAAAAGATTGAAGCAACCTCTTGGTGGAAATGGGAAAAAAGAATCCAAAAGATACTTTATAAAATGCGGTTCAATTTTAGAAAATATGAGAGAACACGATTTCCCAAATCAGTCACGATAGAACAAATCAAACAGAAGTTTAGCCTTTATATATACACCAGTGGGGGGGATGACATCATCCAAGGTATGATTCGTTTGGCGGAATACCAAGCATCGAAGACCTGTGAAATAACGGGCAATGCGGGTGTTTTCTGTGTCAATGAGGGGGGATGGTATCGGACACTTTCCAAGGCTAAAGCCAAGGAATTGGGGTTCACGCCTGTTAAAAACTAGAATACAATTGCAGCATGTCTGATACTAACGTAGTTTTGTGCGGCGATTCCCACGGAGAGTGGGATGCACTTTTCCGTAAGCTGGAATACTTACAATTGGAGGATTGTGTTCTTCTACACTGTGGCGATATTGGTATAGGGTTCAAGTCTCCTGATAAGCAACACAAGGAGATTGAATTTGTGAATAACCGCTTCAAAAAGCGTAATATTCAATTTAAAGGCATAGCAGGGAATCATGATCACCGTGAGTATTTTCAAGGTAATGTCAATCTTTCCAATTTTGAGCTATTACCTGATTACACTTACAGAGAATTCAACGGGGAGAAATTCCTATTTGTTGGAGGTGCGGTAAGCATTGATCGTCTTATTCGTGTTCCCAATATGTCATGGTGGGAGGATGAAGCATTTATTCTAAAGCCAGAATTGGTTGATAAGGTTGATGTTTTGATAACTCACACAGCACCAAATTGGATCGGGGATTTTTCGAAGCAAGGGATCGCTGGATGGTGTGAGAAAGACCCCACACTTTGGGAAGAATGTGTGAAGGAACGGGAGGATATTGCAAAGCTAATAGAACTTTGTGGGGCTAAGAAGCATCGGTGTGGTCACTTCCACCAGTCACACTTCTCTTCTCACAATGGGTGTGATAGTAGAATTTTAGACATTCTTGAGATAGTTGAACACCGTTAAAAAATATAATACGATGAAATTATGAAAACATTACTAATACTACTACTGACAATTAACCTTGGGTTCTCCCAAGAATACGGAATTGCATCCTATTACTCAATTAGAACGAACGGAGGGACGCATACGGCAAGTGGAATCCGTCTAAGGGATGATTCATATACATTTGCACATAAAACTCTACCGTTTGGAACAATTGCTAAGATCACCAACCTATCCAACGGTAGGGAGGTGATGGTTCGATGCATAAACAGAGGACCTTATATCAGGGGACGAATTGTTGATCTTTCTCAAGCTGCTGCCAGTAAGCTTGGTTTCCTGAAAAACGGGATTACCAAGGTGCGGGTGGAAGTGGTTAAGAGGGGGGATGGGAAAACTTACTTTAAAAAATAAATGAAATCAATATTATTATCAAACATCCACCATGCCTACGCACAGACGGATGGCACATACAAATTCCCCAATAATTACATTAACATTAGAACAAAATTATGATTAAATTAACAAAAATAGACATTAATCCCGACAGTGAGGTTACACAATCTTCCACCGTTGAGGAATACCGTATTGACCAAGAACGTGGCACATTTGGGCAATTTTTTGAAGGCAAGTCCCCTCCCGTGGATTACTGGATCATGGGAGAAATCGTTGGAGAAATCCAAGTCGGAAAGGCTATCATCATTGACCGTTGGAATCGTAATGGAGTGGTGATTCGGGGAACCATGCACACATCTGAAGTGATGAAGCTTGAAGAGAACGAGGGAGTAACCTATATCACAACCGCGAACAGTCTGTATAAGATGGAGCAAGTTGACGATGAGGAGATTTTAAAATTAGAATATGAAAAAAATTAAAGTTAGAAAAAATTTATCGAATCATCTTGAGGAACTAGAAGGTTCTTTGGATGATGCCATTCAATATCTGAAAAGTCTCAAGGAAAAATACTCACAATACGAGAATCTTTGCTTTACTGTCGATTATGATTGGAATAACAAACAACTCTATCTTTTGGGGTTTATTGATGAAACGGATGCTGAATATGAATCGCGTATCAATCGTGAAAAGAAAATCCAAATCGATGATGAAAGGCGTGAGCGCGAGCAATACGAAAAGTTGAAGGCTAAATTTGGAGAAGGGAAATGAGAAATTTTAAAAAATAGATTACACTGATCCCATGGAACTCCCCGATCCAGAACAATTTAAATTTAAAGATGTCACCATTGCTGGGGATGAATGTTATTTGATCACTCCAAATGGAATGGGGACAGATTGGACTGACGACAACGCTCATTTCCGTTCATGTATTATCACTAAGAATGATCACAGGGTTGTATCTTTGGGGTTTAAAAAATTCACCAATATTTTTGAGAAGCCTGATTTTCAACCTTGGAATTCTGAGTGGAATTTTACTGCACGTAGGAAAATCGACGGTAGCCTCCTCTGTATCTCAAAATATAAGGGGGAATTGATAACGAGGACACGTGGAACCCAATCAGTTAGAACACTACCCAACGGATATGAGATTGATTTCCTAATGGGTAAGTATCCGAAAGTGTTTGATAACGAACATCTGGATTCCGAGGATTGGTCTATATTAGTGGAGTGGACAACACCAACAAATATCATTTGTCTTCGGGAACATGAAGAACCGACCCTAACGCTGTTGGGAATGATTTCCCACCAGACATTAAATTATGAAACACAAAAGCATATGGATTATCTTGGCAATCTGTGGGATATTCCTCGCCCTGAAGCATATGAATACACATCATTGGAGGAATGTATTAACGATGTTAAAATGTGGGAGGGGAAAGAAGGATTAATCATCTATTCACCGGATGAAGGGACTTTGAAAAAGATCAAAGCAGATTTATATTTGAAAATTCACAAACTGGCGACTGGAATTCGCAACATTTCCAATGTTTTGGATGTATTCATGGAATCGCCAAGATCATATAAATACGAGGATTTTAAAAAATTCATCGAAGATACTATGGATTACGAAATTGCCCTCAAGGTGGATGAAGATATACATAAAATCACCGAAGCATACGGCAAGTTCATCCATTCCGTCAACACCATTGAACGCGCCATGGAATACATCTCCAAGCTGGACTCCCGTAAGAAGCAAGCAATGGCTATTCAGGAGCATTGGGACGGATTTATGATTCCGGTTGGTTTTTCGTTGCTTGACAACAAGCCTTTGGATGATAAACTGGTGAAGAAATCAATGGAGAAGCTACTAAATCTATGAAATTAGAACAATTACTAAAAACAACACCAGAGACGCTTGCGGTTGAACAACATGCTGATATCGACCTATTTGCTGGATTTGATTCCGAAGAAAACGAATTTATCACGATGGATGGTTATGATGATTGTATCGTTGGTATTGTAGAACGTTTTGGACAAGAGCCAATTGTTTGTTATAACAAGGATAAGGTTATCACCAAATTGGAATCTGATGGTATGGATAGCGAAGAAGCTGAAGAATTTTTTTACTTCAATCAGATTGGAGCATATGTTGGGGAATGCACCCCATGTTTTTTAACAATGAATAATACACAATGAGCAAAAAATTTCTATTAGCCACGAGCGCAACTTGCGGACCCTGTTACACCCTCAAAGCCCGAATTGAAAAGGATAAACTTGAGGTGGAGATTAAGGACTACACCAATCCCGAAAATATCGAATGGTTTAAGAAACATGGTATTCGTGCCGTTCCTCGT